AAAAATAATATTTTCTTTGCCACATATAGAACGGCGTTCTAATTAAGTCCATAGCAAATTTAGGACTTACTTTTGCAAACATAGTTAAAAAGTGTACCTTAAGTCTGCCTTTATGTTCTGGACTATGTGGATCTTTTGGAGTATCATGCCATTTATGATGAGCTCTATGAATAGCAACCCAATCTATAGCTGGACCGGTAAGACTCATTGTTGCAAAGATTGTAATGAGTTTTTCAAACCATAATGGTACATGAAAACTTCTATGGCTATGCAATCTATGATAGCCGACGATCATACCAAGACCGCCAAATAAAAAATATAAAAAGTATGCAATAATGTAGTGATGCCAACTTGCATACATTAGCATCGGAATAACACTTAGATAAGATAAAATTTGTAAAACAAAAATTCCGTAAGCCATATTCCACCAATAATAATGAGGGCTAACCATGGCCCTCCCGCACTATTTAAGCCGTGACGCTATTATTTATATTAGAATGAAAAGGTTGCGCCAAGAACTACGTCTGACATATCTTCCATTTCTAAATCATAACCAGTCTCTACATAGACTTCTGCATTATCCCAGATGCCATATCCAACTTTGAAATCAATTGTTGGATTTTCGTCAAATAGTACGTACTCATCGTCCCATACCATTAGATCAGTAGATACACTTAATTCTGTTCCCCAGAGATCATATCCCATTGATGGAGTAACTTCTAGTGTCATGTTTTCTGCATCAACATTATATTCTGTTGTTGCGGAAGCACCGATTGAAATGCCAGTAGCACCAATCTCGGCAGCTTGGATAGATGTTGCTGTCAGTAGAGCAGCAGCTGTTAAAGCAGCATATTTCATAAGTCTGTTCCTTTATTTACGATTCCAGATTTCATATAGAACCCAAACAGCGATCAAGCCAACAAGGCCTTGTGATCCCAACATATTAATCAAACCACTTACGTTTTCGATAACGCTTGTAGTTGGCAAGAATGGGATGCTTCCTAGTCCTAATACTTCTAGAACGATCATCAGAGCAGCGACACTTAGTCCTACTTCTGCTAATCCACCAGCCCAAGCTTTTACTTTGTTCAAGATTTCCATAATAGTCCCCTTAGTTTGTTAAACGCCACATTTCTGTTGCTAGGCAGTGGCCGCCCCCTGTGATTATGCAGCTAGTGCAAATCCAGATGGTGCAAAGTTATTGTTTGCATTTGTGATTTATAGACTCAAATACCAGTCGATCCTAACTCGCCCCCATAAAAGCACACTTATCTAACTGCGCTTGTGGTGGAGGCGCTGGGTTCTGCCCCCAGGTCCTGTATATCCTCAATCATCTATGGGTTTATTTACCCTTTTTGCATCTTCTATTTTAGCCTGATGCTTGACTATCCGCGGATTGTGTGATATAATTATCACTTTACCATTTTCGTCATATGCTATGTACTTATTCCTGTCCCTCACTATCGTGTACATGTAATTGTAATAATGCGTAATGGATAACCTTTAGAAGATCCTTACGTGCATCCTCCCTAGTACCTTTTTTACCGTAGCGATTAGCATACTTATCAACATTACCCATACAGAAACCTGTACCATGACCTCGAGCTATAATAACCTCTGTCGACTGGAATTTATTCGTAGCGTAATGTCCTTGATAAGTTGAGTCAATATACTCTTTCAACTCCTCTAAATATTTATCTTCACCGAACTTATAATCAACATGTTTTAATGTTGTTTCACCAAACGTAAGATCATCTATTGTAACAATAGGTTCAGTATTCATAGTTAGTGTGATATTATCTGCCATTGTCATATAATCGCCCTTCATTATTTTTTCCTATAAAATATATGAGAACCAATTCTAGTGATCCGATCTAGAGTTGGCGCCCAAAATGGTTTAACATAACTTGCGTGATAGTGAGTAGCACCTTCTGTGATTCCTATATACTCACCGTGAACGTAAATATCTCTTGCATATTTACGTGAAGTATCCCATGCGTCTGAATTTTTTGGTGTATCAGCTTTACCATCACAATACCAGCTAAACTGACATTTATGACGTCTCATATTACCATTACTATCTTGTTTTCCTTGTTTTACGACTTTACAAACAGTGTCTGGAAATTTATTACTATTGACTCTGTTTAAAACCACATCTGACACAGCCATAGCATCTGCTAATGAAGATGCGCTTGTTTCGAAATATATGTTAAGAGCCAAACATTCTAATTCTTGTTCGTGATGTAACTTTTGAATTCTATCCACACCTGCGTATGCAACTGATGATACAATAATAGTATTGATTAATACTGCTGATATTAATTTTTTCATTTCACTGCCTCGTTTTTATGAGACTATCATAACACAAATAAAAATAAATGTACACAGTTATTTTGCGTAATAGTAATGTGTGACATAATTATCACTTTGTAAAATATGGAAATATCTTTGTTATTACTTGTCCGATTTCTCTGGCCAATTCCATATGTTCAAGCTGTGTCCCATTTGCAGAACGGAGTTCGATATAATGTATCCAGCTACGAAGGGTGCCATTAACATAAAGCTTGCTAATTGTGTTGCCTTCTGGCAGGACTGCTCTTGCTTGTTCTTTTGCGATTCCATTTTTTATTGCCCAATCATAAGCCGCTTTGGCTTCTTTTATTACTTTAGTTTGTTTAGCTTCCCATTCCAGAGAAAGCTTCTTATCATTATTTTCTATACTATTTTGACGATTCTTCTGATCTTGTAATCTAGCATCTCGTATTACAAAAGAACTATCAAAAGAATTAATATCAGCGTAGCGCTGGCTAAACTCTTGAAAGGAAAACGAACGATGCCTGAGGAATTGTCTTGCAATGTCTCTTGTCGTTTCGACTTCGAGCGTGGCCGAGCACATTTCGAACGGTGACCAGTGTTTGTGCTTGATGAGGTAGTCAAGGAGTTTTGGCGCCGTTTCGGAGTTGATTTGGTTGGATGGGTTCGAGACACGGGCACAATACGCGACGATGTCTTGTAGGTCGTCGAGACCGATGATATCTTCTGGTGGTTGAGTGTAACCAATTAATCTTACCTTCAAAGTTTAAAGTCCTCAAATCTTTTATTCATTTCTGTCTTATCATATACAGGAGTGTCATCTGTTAATGTCTGACTATTTTCATCAACATCAAACAATCTCATTTTAGATCTATCAATTCCAAGAATAAATCTTTTCTTATATGTTGGATCATTATATCTATTCTTTAATTGTTTGACCATAATTTGACCTTGTTGTTCAAGTTCTTCTGTTGATACAAGAGCAAACATTAGATCCGCGGTTGCGGGTAATCCAAAAGACTCGGACGTATCTTCAAGCCCAACATCTGAGTTAGAGTAACCACTACGTGTCGTTTGAGTTGCAGATAAGACCGGAACGTCAAATTCGACTGCCAAACCTCTGAGTTCTTCTGCAATAGCTTTAACATAAGTATAAGAATTAATCGCACCGCCCATACCTTTCATACGTGAAGATGCACAGATATTAAGATAATCTATAAAGATAATATCTGGCTCAAATTTCTTTTTTAGTTTTAATTCATTGAGTAATGCACGAAAGTGGCCAGCATGAGCAGAACCAGTAGGATATTCTTTTACAATCAATCTACCATTTGTTTGTTTAGCAAGCTGCGATACTTTCTGCGAAAACATATCCTTTGATAATTTATCAAGTTGATCAATTGGAATATTAAGTAAGTTTGCATCGATACGTTCTGCAATACGTTCTTCTGCCATTTCCATTGTAATGTATAAAACGTTTTTACCTTCAGTCAAAGCTGCTGCAGCAACATGACACATAAATAATGACTTACCCACGCCTGTACCGGCCAACGCAATGTTCAATGTCTTATTAGGCAAACCGCCTTTTGTAATTTTATTGAAATAGTCTAGATCAAAAGGAATACGTTCTTCTTCTTTATGATAAAACTCATATCGTTCACTGAAGTTTTCAATATAGTCATGGCCGATATTTGCATCAAAATTAACCGCAAGAGCATCAGAGAGGATCTCTGGTAACGCATTCTTTGAAAGTGTTTGATGTTTACCATCTATAATACTGATAGATTCCATTACAGCATTATGTAAAGCTCTGTCTTGACACCATTTCTCAGTTTTATCAATTAGCCATTCATAATCTATTTCTTCTTTCTTAAATATCTCTGGCAATATTTCAACAGCATGTCTATACTGTTCATCATTAAATATATCAGATTCATCTAACTCAACTTTAAACGATTCTTGTGTTGGCAACTTATTGTACTTAGCAACAAACTTACCGACCTCTTTAAACAGTTGGCGATATACGCCTTCAAAATAATCATTATTAATAAAAGGCAAAACCTTCCGCATGAACTTATCATCCACCAGAAGGTTTCGCAATATAGTCTGCTCAATGTTTGTATTCAAAGCATCCCACTTTCTCTCATATTTTTACGGATTTTTGTAGCGCTAATATTATGAATATCTTCGCCTAGATCATGTTGTGTAAATGTATATCCAACACCGCGACCATAGCTTATGTCGACGATGTTTGGTACTTCCATTATAACATATTCTTCGTTAACTGTAAACCCTTCTCGAGCTAATCCTTCAATAATTTGTGAAGATACAAAATCAAATCCAAATGGATTATCATCTTGTGTTGCAGTTCGGCCGGCGCCGGCGTCCTCGCCTACTATGCCTCCAACATCTCGAACCATAATAACAACCTGACCGGTTTCACCCAAAGCCTTTTTAAATAATTCTGTATGTCCTTTATGCCAAGGCTGCCAACGCCCCAACATTTGTGCTGTAGGTTTTTTCCAATCAAATGTCATATGCCCTCTCTAGTTGTTGTGCAAATTTTGTTATTTCTTCGTCTGATTGAAATCCTTTGACAGTATACGTAGCATTGTCAGGATTCTCAAACATTTGGTTTGTATCTTTAAATCGGCCTTCCTCTATAGTATTCATCCAAATCATAATATCATGATCAAATAATTTTCTTGTTTCAATCGTCGGACAAACAAAATCACATATAACTGTACGACCTCGAGTACCCTCAAAGTTAGCCAATGTATTCATACGTTCTGATTGTCTTAATCTACCAGCTGGACTAAAGTCCCAATCATCAGCCATTTTACGAATAGCATCTGCGTTATACCATGCGCAATCTTTTAAGTGAGCTTGTAATCGTACTGCTAAATGAGTTTTACCTGAACCTGGCAAACCCATAATTAATATTCTCATTGCTGATCCTTCATAATTAATTCATCTTTACTTATTGCCATTTCAATGACGTCATGTAAGACTAATCCACAAAATGTTTGAAACTGCTCATCTTCAGGTGTTAATGAATCATCAGGAGATTCAATAATAGTAAAATTAAAATTAATTGCTTCTTCTTTCCCATTGATAGAGATGGCTCCAAATTGTACAACTGTTTCAACATAAGGACCGCTTAAGACCCTTATGTTCCAAGCTTGTTCATTATCTGGGGCAGGTATTAATTCGTAGTCAACACCTTCAGAAAGTTTATCTACGTTTATCATGCTTCCTCAACTATTTCATCCATTGATACTTGTTCTTTATGACCAATAGTATATTGCTTTTTAATAAATTCTTTGAAATCAGTTTCAGCAAAGATAGGATCCCAGAATTCTTTTTCTAGGGTTTGGTCGTATCTAACTTTTGAACCAATTTCTCCAGTTCCTTGATCGACTCGTGCAAACCAGCCGTTTGATGGTTTAGTGATGTAAGAGCCTGCGAGAGCGACATCAAGGAGACCACTATAATTACGAACACCGCCGTCCCAACTAACGGTAATAGGTATTTTAGATTTTTCTTTAACATAACGTGATTTCTCCACATTGATTACAAAATGATAACCTTGGATCTCGGTACCCTTTTTATCTTGCTGACGACCAAGAATCCATATATTGTCAGCTGAATAATATATGCCTGTACCACCAGACACAATAGCTTTTGGAAATAAGCCGATCTCTTGATACGTATGATTAACTGCTAATAAAGGAATATTCTTCATAGCAAGATAAGGTGTTGCCATACGAAATAAACCTTTGAGTGCTTTAGCTCTTGACATATCGGCAACTGATTTTTCATTCATAGCATCTTCTAACTCTTTCTTTGATGCTAAGTTACCAATAGAATCAATGACTACAATTACCTTGTCATTTCTATCTAACTCTTCTAGTTGACCGATTAGATCAAACTTAAGTTCTTCTACATTTGTAATAGGAGTATGAAGAACACGAGATGTATCAACGTCAAATTGTTCAAAATAAGCTTGAGGTGAACCAAACTCTGAATCATAAAATAACATGACAGCGTCTTCGTGTTGTTTTAAATAAGCAGCTGCCATAATTAAAGCAAATGAAGTCTTAAAATGTTTTGATGGACCTGCAAGAACAGTAAGGCCAGGAGCCAAACCACCATCAATAGATCCTGATAATGCCACGTTAATCATAGGCACATCAGTTGGAGTCATATCCTTTTCATTAAAGAATTTTGACTCAGAAAGAACCTCCGTATTTTTTAACTTCGAGTTCTTTTTGAGTTTGTCCATTACTGACATATGCGTCTCCTAATTTTTTTGATAATAATCTTTATACCAACTGATAAAACTACGAATACCAGTTTCAATACTAGTCATTGGTCGATAGCCAAGAGTTTTAATTTCTGTAATATCAGCTAATGTATGTCGAATGTCTGCGGCATGCATATCAACATAATTAATTTTTGCTTTACGTTCTAAATTTTCTTCTATAAGTCTTACAAAACTCATAAGCGGAACTGATTCTCCGCTTCCGATATTATAAATTTCGTGACCATCTGTTTTATGAACTTTATCTATTAATAATTGTACACCATTTACGATGTCTTGTACATATGTAAAATCGCGTGACATCTTTCCATGACCAAAAACTTCTATTGGTTCATCTCTTATAATCTTGTCCGTAAATCCATGAAGTGCCATGTCAGGCCGTCCATAAGGACCATACACTGTAAAAAATCTAAAGCCGATTGATGAACGTAATTTACTATGTTTGAATTGACATTCATTTACGTATTTACTCCAAGCATAAGGATTTAAATGGTGTTTAAAATTCATATCTTCTGTGAATGGTGGCTTCTGACCAGCATACACACTTGACGAAGAAGCATATACAACAGGAATGTCAAGCTTCTCAGCAATATCTATAACGCCTTGCGTACCTAATATATTATTTTTTGTATAAACATTCGGCATGTCTAAAGAAAGTCTGACTCCTGCCCAAGCAGCCAAATGTACAATAATATCTGAGTCTTCAACTATAGATTCGTTTAAGAAACCTATGTCAGCATTTTTCACAGGTATCTTTGACATCTCTAAAACTTTACATCGATCCATTTTTAGATGCGGAGCATACATGCCATTGTAATTATCACAACCTAGAACGTCATGTCCATATGCTTTGAGTTCTCTGGCTAAATGAAACCCAATAAATCCTGCTATTCCCGTAATGAATATTTTCATTTGTACCTTATGTTCTGTTCTTTTTCTCTATCGTCTTCTACATATTCAGATCTATATTGATTATTACGATCCATAACATATTCGAGTATTGGCATATGCGTTGTAAAGTTTACGAAGGCGGAAACATCTTTTGGAAAACAAGCACCGCCAAAACCACGCTTGCCGTCAAAACCAGGGACACGAGTATGGGACTGCCCAATTCTCGGATCAGTTCCAATTGCGTTTGCGATACGACCATAATTACCTCCAAAGTCTTTTATTGTATCATAAAGTTCGTTAAAGAATGTTAGCTTAGTTGCTAGGAAAGTATTGATTCCATACTTTACAAAGCTTGCATCAGTTGGTGACATATGATATGCCGGACAAGGTTTACATATACTATAATCACTGTAAAACGTTTCTAGTTTTACAGTTGAATCAGTACTGCCACCAAATATATGAACGAAAGGATTAATAATATCTTCATTAGCGTTTTTCTCTGTTAAAAATTCTGGATTATAAACCATTCTATGTTTAGCAGAACCACGAAATAAATTTTCTATTTGATCAGGCGGTACCGTAGATTTAACAACTATAAGTCCGCTTCTTCGTTGAGATATTTGTTTTATCACATCTCGAAGAATAGTTACGTCACATTGTCCATGCTCATGCATGGGAGTTGGCACGCATACAAATGTAACATCAGCTGCTAATCTTACATCTTTTAATTCTACTCCATATTTAGGATCAATGATTTGTTTTTGCACGTCATCTTGAAATGCATAGTCGATTGCTTGGCCAACAAAGCCATGGCCTATAATTGTAATTTTTAACATATGTTATTATACCATAAATTCATCTAGTTGTAAACCTTTAACAGGCGGATGACCTTGTCTTTGTTCCCAGCCAGATTCCCATCCAGAATTATTAGCAAGAGTAGATGGTATATGGTCAAACGTTCCATTACCTCGAGGCACATAGTTTTGTCCAAACCGAACAAAATCGCACATAACATCTTCAAGATCTTTTGGTTTACCGCCAGTTCGTTCTCTTAAAAGATCCATAAAGTTATCGTCTTTCCATCCACTAGAAAGTTTCTTCATGCATCTTACAGCATTGTTACCTAAGTATGTATGAGAATCGACGTCTGCATGTTCAGGAAAATAATCAGAACAATCCATAGAAAATGCAGCATACTGAAAATTAAATTTACGATGACCTGATTTTTTGTTATGCGCATTTAAAAAATCTACGATCTCTTTATGGCCACGTCTTTTAATAAGAATAAAATCAGTAAATCTATTCATAAGATCCGGTAATTCTTTTACCATAAAATCGACGTTGCTCGTACCTTTCTTTGGAGCAGGAGGTTGGTTACCAATCGAAGTAAACAATGGTTTACCAGAAGCCTTAGTCTCAACTAAATCTTCTGCCATATCTTTTATGTCTCTGTGCTTACCCCAATATTGAATTATATTATTACGATAACCATGATCATTTTCAAATGATGCACCAGATCCAGTAATACGATGACACATCATAACATATAACCATGTTACAATGGGCCAACTAATCTGATCATTAGATGCTGAGATCTTACGTCTTTCTTCTTTTTGCCATCTCCACTTTGGAGTCTTAGATCCAAATCTTAAATCTTGTAATACATTTGAAAAGCCTGCTGCGTTTCTTGTTTTACAATCGTAGATGTCAATCTTCTGCATCAATGGATCGTTAATAATTTTATTTGCTTCCGGTCCTTCATAATCTAACGGACCCCAGTTTACATTGTCTTGTAACCATCCAGCTTTAGGATAATAATAATTTACGAGAACATCAATTGCTTCTTCATTAAGCCACATTCTTTTCCCAATCTCTATATGAATCTATTGTATCCGGCAAGTCTTTATTTTGTAATATAGGTTCTTGTCCAACATTCCAAAATAAAATATCACGATCAGTATTTTTTGGAATATATTTCCATACCTTACCATCGTAGGTATCTATAGTCGGGAATGGTGGCATATTCTCTTTTTTCTCTGCAGCCGTAAATGCCAATGGTTCAGATATAGCTTCTGCAATACCAAGTTCACCAGCTTTCATATTACGAGATACACAAACAGAAGTAAACTTAGCATTAGGCCAAGCAATCTGCAGCCCCCGTGTGAGCACGCCCGTGGACGTGGCCGTGTATACTTCTTCAGGTTCTCTTATCTTCGAAGCAGTCTTTACGATACCTGCTGTTACCATTTCATGTTTAAGACCGAGAGGAACAAAGAAAGCATTCTTTCTTTCTGATGCCCATTTCTTTGCAATAAGATTTAGATTAGGCATAGCCGCTATTCTATGAAAACTAGTACGTGCTCCCCGTTCAATACAGCAGGCTTGGTGATCGCTGATCCGTTTACTTGAGGGCATGAAGAGCATGACGTCTTTTCCATGTCGCTTGGCGACGTCAAGTATACTAACGCCGGCAAGACCAGTGCGAGGTTGAACATAGACGATAGTGTCAATGTGAGGGCCCAGACTACTGATGAGGCAATCGCCACCCCTAACTTTGCTACCAACAAGATAGTCGTCGCGAACAACACGAATCCCACTATGCTCAGAAATATTAGGTATGCCATATGGATCCTCCCAATCCTTTGCTAATTCTAAATAATATTCTTTTGGATCTCCATAAAATGGATTAATATCTTTATTGATTCCATCTATAACGTGATTGTTATGTGCCAAGAGGTGATACTCCCCAATCGTTACGTCTGTAATATGGTGGTGCTATATGAAAACTAGAACCATGTTCCATATAAGTATTTGCATATTTTTCAGGATCCATCGTATACCATTCTTTTGGTGGCATTATAACTTTACCTTTTGATTCTTCATTTAAGATTTCTAT